CCAGATAACCGTAACCAGAAGCTCCAACAAAAACACAAGCGCTGGCTTCTCTAGTGATAGAGACGCGAACACGAGGTTGAAGCGAAACTTCTTTAGTTTCCTCGAAACCGATAGGACAAGGTACAACATCTCCCATAGAAGATAGTGAACCCATCCATTCGATATACTCGGGTGAACAGCATTTCTGTCCTCGGCAAATCATGCCTTTGTCTCCGGTATCTTTTCGTTTCCTGTTGTGATTAGAGCTTGTCTCTCTGACATAATGCTCCAATTTTGAAAGACGGCGATCAATCTCGGGGATTTTTCTAGTCTCGTTGTGGTTGTTGTTCTTTTTGTTATGATTTTTGCTCATTTTTGTTCTGTTAGTTTCTTTTGACTCGTACTAGCAAACGAATTGTCCCACCCGGACGACCTCAGCTTACGCTGAGCATAACCCACCAGCTCCATAATCGACATCTCTGATCGTCAATATTTCTGGATGGGAAACGAAAGCTGGTAACTGCTTAATATTTCTGAACATGGAATCTATCTCTTTGATTTCGCATGAGCCGAGGCCATATCTTTCTCCAATCATTGCCATGACTGCTTCTTCATCAAAGTCTCTAAATGAATCAATCTTGGTCTTATATGGATTTTCGAAAACACCGTCACACAAATCACGGTGCTGTCCCAAGTAACCCAAACCCAATTCGTCATAGGAGGCTAGCATCCCTCCCAGAATCGGATAGTTACGTGGAACGTTTTGCAGTGTTCTGGCCACTGCATGGGCGTGGGAGTAGTATCCTCCCAGGCCCTCTTTTTTGTAGATTTGATCTGGATGCCTCATCGTTTTACCCAGCTTGAGAACTTGACTTATCAATGGCAACCACACATTCCCATCGGGACCAGGTGCCCACCAGCCCTTCAAAAAGGTGAGCTGATGATGATGTTGTTTCTGGCCAATTTTATGTTCAGACCTAGTTTCTCAAACTTTGTGATGATTAAAGAAGTGGTGACCATTCTACTGATGAACGATCCCTCCTTTAACATTTCAGCTGCGACCCACAACCATGCGAAGATGCATGTTGTGCTGTTCCAGACTGTGGTGTCGGAAATTCCTGTTGCTAGCTGGGGGTCTCTTACCCCGCGGACATTTAAGTGCTGCTTGCCTATTTTGAAAAATGATTTGTATTTTCCAGAAGACACTCTTGCTAACACCTCAGCCGTCTCTACGAATCCTATTATACTGTATAACAGCCCTCTTCCTTGCTTTAACATGGCTCCAAGATGTGATTGATCCATCATCTTGAAATCCCCTTCAAAGAGCCTTCCAAACAGAGCGGTAACAGAGTCGTCACCGTTGGATAGAAGTATGAGATCAATGTCGTCGCATTCCGCAACTAACAGATCCATATACTCAGAGAGATCACTCTGAGTAGCTCCCGAACAATAGAAGTATTT